GCTAACACAATTCGTTGATAAAACCAGCTTTGAATCAGTTGACCGTATGCAATCAGAACAAGGGCGCGATCTTCTGAATCTGTCCAAACAGATCACAGCTCAGACGCTAGAATTTAACAAGCTCACGGAATCAAACAAGATGTATGAGCGTATTCTCGGTAAGAGCGAGACGGACGCACCAGACCAGCTCTCACGGCTTGTTATGAGCAGTCAGATATTCCAGACTGAGGTTGGGAAATACAGTACAACGGGTGGCCCGAATATGCTCCGAAATTCCCGTGCTGATGATGGGTTGAAGTATTGGACAGAAGAGAATGGACGATTGAGTTTTACCGCTCACGAGTTTTACTTTAATGGACAAAAGCGAATGTTTCTGCTTTCAAGCGGTGCGTTCGTTCATAGCCCACGTTTCATTATTAAACAAAATACAGATTACACACTAAACTTAACGGCATTTGATGCCGGGACAGTCTATGTCAAGATCTCGCTTTGTAAGCGTAGAAAGGGCTCTACCACTGACTTTGACGAAATACAAGAGATCTTTAGATCAACAGGTTATCCAGCTTTCAATAACTCTAAAGCTATCAAGAAGTCATTTAGTTTTAACACAGGGGCATTTGATGAGGGATATTTACTGATCGAATATCAAGGAATGGCTGGGCGCTGGTCTGGAATGTTCATGACTGAATTGGACTTCTACGAAGGAAGCAATGACCGTAAATGGCAACCAGCTCCAGATGACAGCGCAGAACCTATCGAAGCAGTACGCACACAAGTAAGCCAGCTCGCTGGTTCTTGGTCGGTCAAAAATCTAAGTAGCGCGGGCGACGTACTAAACTCTATCAATCTACTTGCTAACGGCACGAACCGAATAGACGGACGATTAACACATATCACGGGTCAGACCGTGATAGACAATGCGGTTATAGAAGACGGAATGATTGCTAACGTTTCTGCCAACAAAGTAACCGCTGGGACTATCGACGCTCGCGAGGTAAACCTAATAAATCTAAACGCTAAAAGCGTTACATCTGGAACGTTTAAAGGTTTAACTTTCGAAGGTGGTATTATTCGTGGAAATTACGGAAATACCGTGATCAATTTGAACTCAAATGTAACGACTTACAACGGAACAGCCAAAATTGAGTTCATGTCCCCACAAAACTCGCTGGAATTTAACTCTGGGGGTCGTAAGGCTTTCCTATCCCCGACTATTTCTAATGGAACCAATTATGCAGCATTTGCATTTGGAGTCAATGATAGAGGAGTAATGGACCCGAACGCCAATTTTACAGGACTCAAAATATTTAACCAATACGGCCACCGCAAAGTTGTCCTTATTGGTGATGTACACATCGTGAAAGATTCTGTATCGAACAATGCCCCCTCAAAATCTTTGGCGGATCTATTTAGAGATATCAACGATAACTTTAAGAGGTTGAGAGAATTTCGTGTGGCTAACGGCGAGGGTTCTCCCGGTTTTTGGGACGTCTCACTTTAGAATAGAAAGGTAATAGATGAATACATCAGATAAAATTATAAATGCGATCTCGCATAATCTCGCAAATGCTATCGTTGAGGTTACAAAATATTCGGTCTTGTACGAGGAAACAAACGAAGAAAACAAGCGCATAAACGAGGAATATCAACGCGTAAACGAGCTATTGAGCAAATTTAACGACGTTTTGGACAGCGACACAGCACTAAAAGAACTGTTTGACGAAACAGCTCAGAAACTAGAAAAGGAACAATAAAAAACATGGAATTTAAAATTATTAACAAGTATCTGCAAGAAGAAGGACGTACTTTCGTTTCAATTCGTTCAGCGAATCCTTACACAGCCTTTGAGCGTGTACTAATCGGGGATCGTACCAGCGAATCAGACGAAGTGCTGATCCAAGCCGTACTTGGTCAAGTCGCGACCGAATTGAACCCGGCCGAGGGTGTGAAGAAATTGCAAGAGGACTTGCACACACAAGCCCAAGAATACGAAGTGAAGCTCGCGAAGAAAGACGAAGAAATTCAAAAAGTGAAAGACGTGGCAGAATGGAGCGTACTCGCTCGCGTGACTGACGTTGACCACCCACTAGATCCTACAGTCTATAAACGTGGCCTTGAGTTAGTGGACCTTGGTAAAGTGGGCACAACCTATCCAGCTCAAGCAATCTTCGCGATTGAGGATCCAAACCACGTTGAGAAATTTAGCGAAGGTAAGCGCGTGATGGTCCAAGTAACTGAACCATTTACTTATAATGGCGAAACACTTGAGCAACTTGAACCATTGCACCAAAACGGGAAAATTGGGATCTGGAAATGGACTGAGCCAAAACCGGAAGAACCAAAACCAGCGGGAGAGCTTGAAACTCAACCCGTCCAGTAAGCTGGTAGCTTGACAGGAGGGAGGGTGATTAATGGATCAAAAACCAGACGGAATTTTTGGGATTATTGAAATAGTCCGTGATTTCTACGATCACGGGATTGATGAACACATGATCGTGTTTGCCTTGATGGTTGTTGTTGCTTTGGATATCGTTTTAGGGGTATCCAGAGCGTGGGCTTATCATGAGTTTTCAAGCCGAAAATGGCGGAAAGGGTTAGTCAGTCATACAGCTATGATTTTAATTGTTGCAGTTGGCTATCCGTTCGCGTTATACATGAATCTTGGACCCGTGATTGATACCTTTATCGTTGCGATGATGGCAGCATACGGCTCGAGTATTTTGGCCAGTCTTTCGGCGCTGGGAGTAGAGATCCCCGGACTAGATCACTTCGTAAAACAAAATATCGATCATGAAAAATTTCAACTCAAAGAAGGCCTAAAAGAGCCAAAGAAAATATTAAAGAAGAAAGAGGAAAAATAGCATGAATCAAATTACAAGCATTATCACGTCGTCTGCTATGAGCATTTTAGTTGTATTGACGGGGATCGTGGTACAAGCGATTAAAAAATACTTACTTATGCGCGGTGGCAAGAAAGCGATCGAGATCGTTGAGATCTTGGCTAAAAACGCAGTCAACGCTACAGAGCAGGTCGCTGATAAATTGGATATTCACGGCAAGGATAAGCTAGAGCACGCTAAAACGAGCTTGATCGAGGGCCTTGAATCTCAAAATATCCACTTGACAAATCAAGAGCTCAATACCTTTATTGAAGCAGCGGTTAAAAAAGCAAATGACGAATGGAAGAAATAGGAGATAAGCAATGAGTGTACAACAATCTATCGTTAACGGCTTTATTAGTCGTCGCGGGCTGATTACCTATTCCATGCTGGGAAGCCGTAACGGCGCAGACGGCACGGGTGACTGCTCGGGTATCGTGTCGCAAGTCTTAAAGGAAGCGGGTATTCCGATTCAAGGCTTACCGTCGACTGTTACACTTGGCCAGCAACTCGCAAACAACGGCTTTTATCGTATCAGTCGTAACCAAGCGTGGGACGCACAACCGGCCGATATTATTCTAATGAGCTGGGGTGCTGATATGTCAAGCTCAGGCGGAGCTGGTGGCCACGTCGGAGCGATGATTGACGATACATACTTCATTTCTTGCGACTACTCAACACAGGGCGCGACAGGTCAGGCTATTAATACCTATCCTTGGAATGATTATTATGCCTGGAATAAACCGAACTATATCGAGGTTTGGCGCTATGCTGACACAGCACCACAGACCAACAACCAAGCAAACACAGCCGTACATCCTCAAGAGAAAGCATACTACCAAGCAAACGAGGTTAAATACGTCAACGGTATCTATCAGATCAAGTGCGATTATCTCGCGCCAGTCGGGTTTGATTGGACTGAGAACGGGATCCCTGTTTCTTTGGTAAACTGGGTTGACGAAAACGGCACCAACTTACCAGACGGAGCGGACAAAGACTTCAAGGCCGGAATGTTTTTCAGTTTTGAACTTGATGAATCCCATATCACGGACACAGGTAAAGGTGGCTATTACGGCGGTTACTATTGGCGCCTCTTTGAGTTCGGTCAATTTGGTCCAGTTTGGCTGTCATGCTGGGACAAAGACGATTTAGTCAACTATTACGAGTAAAGGGGTGATTTAATGAATCGCTCAAACTGTACCAACTTAAAGCAGTTTGAGGGCGGTCGAGTTGTCAAACAAGGCGACTCGGCCTCCCTTTTTGGTTTTGCATTATACGATGAGAGATGGACTCCGATTGATCTCGAGGGACAGGAAGCTACAATCCACTTTACGAGCAAAAAGGGCAAAGCGTCATTTTCGACAACTGTCCAAGGATCAAAGGTATTGTTTAAAATTCCCAAAGTGCTCCCCGTTGAAAGTTATCTTGTTGAGGTGGTGTGTGGTGGCTATGTATTCCCAAGCGATCAGAACGTCCGGGTCGACGTTATCCAGTCAGCGGACGAGTACACAAGCGAGCAAGTCCTTGCTCTTGTCAAAAACGACGTCAAGGAAGAGATCGACAAGTATATTTCAGCGCACCCGAACGGTCCACAGGCTGAGGAATTTCCGGACCTTACCGTACTATATAACCTAGCTAAAATTTAAAGGAGAAAAACATGACTTTAAACACAGAAAAATTAACTCAATTCGCACAAGCTGTCGGTAGCGACATCAAGGAAATTAAAACCACACTTGCAAGCAAAGCTGACAAGTCAGAACTTGGACAAGGCGGAATTACTCAGCAGCAGTTAGATACGGCTATTGCTGGGGTGAAAACAGCTATTTTAGGTGAGGGCGTACCCGAAGAGCTCGACACTTTGAAAGAAATCGCAGATAAAATCAAAGCTGGTGAAAACCCAGACAGCGCGATTGTCTCAAAAATGACTGAATTGGGCGAAAAATTTACGACATTAGAAAACACTGATTTTGTGCAGATTTATACCAGCACTAAGAACATTCTCTAAGGAGGTGAAGCATGGATAAATTGAGAAAAGCGATCGCACAGATCGGCCGAGATGTTGGGGATCTGGAAACAAATGCTTTGAAAGTTAATATAGCATACAGTCTATTTCCAACTTATGCGACGTTACAAAATCAGATGACTAACAATATTAGAGACAAGCACGTAGAACTTGGACTTGATGCTTTGATCGATGATAAATTAAAAAACGGTGGTGACCCGTTTGTCACACGGTCAAAATTGCCAACGATTGACACAAGTCAGCTTGCAAGTAAGAATGACTTGGAAGAGTTGAAGCGCTCAGTCGGATCTGGTGGTGCTAGTGGCGAATTAAAAGGTCAAGGCTTCCCGTATGCTATCAATGCTGACATCGGTACAATTTATACCGATACCACGGCTAAAAACGGAGCGGTTAAATGGATCAAGAAAACCGCTGGGACTGGCTCTAACGCTTGGTCTGTCTTGTTTGGTGATGTCAAATTTAAACCAAGAAACATCAACTCAAATCAAACCAACGCATACGTGGAATTTAGACGCACTAATTCGACTGTTGAAGTTGGTTTTGGCGGTTTGTCATGGGGTTGGTTTGGTATCGTGAGACGAGGTGCGCCCAGCTACGTTCCTCAAGGGTCAGACCGTGAGCGTAACGTGGTGATCTTAAACGTCGGCGATATACCCGTCGGTTTTCGTGCGACTAGCTCAAAACTTGGTATTATGACCAATGACAAGGGCAAACGCCTTGGCACTTTTTATTTAGGTGGGCCGGGTGACGGCAACCAGCTACGCTTACAATTCGATGATCCCGTACCTACTGATAGAGATATCGGAGATTTACGATTTACTAATATGTCGTATACCACAGATGACCCGTGGCCAGAGACTTTATAATCTTTACATATAAGACACACACCCTCCCAAACGGGAGGGCTTTTTTGTGTTTATAACGGCAATTATCGAGATTGTCTATTATAACGGCAATTATGCTGTTATTTACTTGAAAAAAACGACTAACAGTGCTATAATAATTGTACACGGATTTTAAACAATCTACTGAATAACCAAGTGTAGATAGGGTGACACCTTGCTTGGATTGTATACATAATTCCCGTTACGCTCCCCGTGAGATATTGCGGAGGGATAAGTAATTCTCTTTTGAGTGATTGAAAGAGATCATGAAGTGTAAGAAGATTGAGGGTGTATGCAGTATAGAGGTTGTACGTAATTAGACCATTATCAGACGGTGGCGGTGACAATAGACGCTTTCGGTGAAAGAATAATCTGGGGAGGCCTTGCGTAGCAGTAAGAACCGAACCAGAAATGCTAAATTAAACCGTTTTGCACTTGAGGTCGAGGGATCGGCCAATAACACTAAAGATAAGTACAAGTAGCCCAAAATGTGCAGATAAAACATTTGGATATGTTTATGCTTAAAATATATTTCTGAATGTCGGGTGAAAGTTGGACGTAACCAGTCGTGCCTAGTCATTTAATCGCTGCGGAAGTTATAGGGTCGCTCCTTATGGCTCAGACCGTGGTAGGCTATCGGTCAATAAATTGCGTACAATTGAAGTAGAGCGAAGGCTCATTTAGTTGATTGTTTAAAGTTCGTGTCCTTGCATTTAGCAAGGTTTTTTATTTTTGTCCGAGTGACAAATTTACTTTCTTTTATTGAAATGTTGGTGGTCTTATTGATCATCAGTGTGCTCTTATTGCTCTTTGTGCCGA